CGCGAGCGCGAACGCACCGATGCCATTCGGCAGGCCAGACAAGCGGCCGCTAATAACACCAATAGGAAGCGCAGAGACGGTGACCGTAGCGGTGACCGTACCGCTGACCGTGACGGTGACCGTGACGCTGACCGTCTGTATCCACAACCACAACCACAAGTAAACCCCCCTCTATCCCCCCCGCAGGCGGGGGGGAGGGGGCGGCGGAGCCGCCGGGGTGAGAGGGATTCATTGCCATTCTGAAAGGATCGACCATGTCGCAGATCGAAGATTTCATCGAAACGAAGCGCCTCATGCAGCGACTCTGGCCCAAGTGGAAGGCCGACGAGGAACTCGGGCGACTCCTCAACGAGCGGTGGGGACAACTCCACCAGGACAAGCTCCGTGACGCCGTGCGACAGCACCGCCTCGTCCGAAACGTCACGCCCGACATCACCGCGATCCACAAGGAATACTGCAAGATCAGCGGAGAGGACGCAGGCACGCACGAACGCAACCACGAGATCCGACGCACCCAGCGCGCACGCGAGGAGTGGGCAGGACCGTCGCCGGCGGAACGCGAAGCCGACGAGCAGTGGGCCAAGGAGATCCTCGCCACTGCAACCGCATCCGAGATCCGTGAAGTGCGCGAATCCGTTGGCCTGAACCTCAAGAACGATCTGTGGCTGGCGGTGGCAATTGACCGCATGCGCCGCAAACTTGCATGATTACACTCTGTCGTATACGATCCACGCCGGCGGCGCGTGCCGTCATTGACAACACCGAACGAGAGGAGATCGCATGTGGTACGTGATTGCATGGCGCGACGAAACGTCAAGCACGATGACGCTTGACATCCCTGGCTTCGAGAAGTGGTGCGAGGACAACGCCGCCGTCCTGTCGGCACGCATTGACTTCGGCCTGCGGCATGGATGCAGGATCACGCCGGAACTGCTGATCGACACATGGAACGCCAAGTGGCCAGGGACGGTCGCGTTCCGCTGGAACTCGCGCCACGGCGCAATTGAGTGCGACACGCTTGAGTTCGGCGTTCGCGTCGAAATCCTCCCCGAACGCATGGCCCCGCACATTGAGCGGATGGACCCTGAGGAGGAAGAATGCTGGTGGTGGCACGGCGTCGGCAAGGACGGGACGCCGCAGTTCCGAATTGTCCTCGAGGTCACCCAGCACGACGCCGTCAACGACGCGGTCACGCACTCCAAGACGCTGATGAAGAAGTGGCACGACAAAGTCGAGGACTTTGACACGCAGGAGTGGGCCGACGAACGCAGGAACCTGCGCCGGATGTACGACGATTTCAGGAACTGGGTGATCTCGCAGACGCAGCACAACCCGCCCGACCCGGAACGCGAACCGAACTGAACGGCACCACGGCACCAAACCGGACCCGTAGGCAAAAAATGCCTATGGGTTCGTGCTTTGTAGACTCACCCACATGGCGAAGCGCGGGAAGAAATCTTGCCAACACCCCGTCCTCCTCGCCAACCTCGAGGACACGCTGCTCGGCGTCATGTACCCGCGACCGGGAGAAACGGGAATCCCCGTCGCCATCTACTCCGGCGACATGATCGCCGCACGGCTCCGCGACCAGGAAGCAATGTCAATGGCAGAGGCACGCGCCTTCGTCACCGACCGCATCGAAGCGGACATCGAAGGGTGCAAGCTCATCGGGTGGCCGCGGATCATCTGGGCAGCGACTTCCGAGGACTTCGGGAAGGAAGTCACGCAGGATTAGCGTATACTCCCGCGAATGAATATCAGGTCGTACGATGACTTTAAGGAAGCCATTACCCGGCGAGTCACTGGCGCGGGCCTCACGCGCTCTGCGCTTGCGCGCCAACTTGAGCAGGACGGCGAACTCCGCGCACACACCGTCCGCTGCCTCCTCTCCAAAGCACCCAGCATCGGGCGCCGCAAGCCGGCGTTCGACTCCATCCTGAAGATCGCACATGCAGCAGGACTCGAACTCACCCTCACCGAAAGGCAAGAAGCATGCCCAGCAAGTCGCCGGCGCAGAAGCGCCTGATGCAGGCCGCCGCACACAATCGCGCCTTCGCAAAGAAGGTCGGCGTCCCCATGTCCGTGGCGAAGAAGTTCGTCCGGGCCGACAAGGCCAAGGCAGCGAAGCGCCGCAGGAAGTGACGGGTATACTCGTCACGCAGGGACAGGCACTTGCGGACTCCCTCAATGAGGGGGAGGGGAGGGTTCGCAACGACATGCGTCTGGTCATGCGGGCCATCCGCGAGGGCTGGACAATCGACCCCGCCATCAAGGCGGCGGTCGTGAACCGCGCAGGTGCCATCGTCAACGACCCGGACGCCAAGGGCCGCGACGTCGCCCGCGCATCGTCCACCCTGCTGGCCGTCGAGCGGCTGTCCCTTGACGCGGCGAAGGAGGAGGACCGCATCGCCCGCCTTGACAACGGCGGCGCGACCGAGGCCATGACGATCCAGGTCATCACGGGCGTCCCCCCGCGCAATGCCAGCTGACCTCGGGTACAAGCCGCGACCGTGGCAGGACGAGTGCCACCGCAACATGAAGCGGTTCACGGTCCTCGCGCTCCACCGCCGCGCCGGCAAGACGCAGATGGCGCTCATGGAACTCATTGACAAGGCGCTGCACAGCCGCGCCGAGCTGCCGTTCTACGTCTACCTCGCGCCGTTCCTGAAGCAGTCGAAGGCCATTGCGTGGCTGCGCCTGAAGCAGATCCTCGGCCCCATGCGCCTCGTCAACGCGGTCGATGTCAACGAGGCGGACCTGTCCATCACGTTCAAGCACAACGGGGCGCAGATCCGCCTATTCGGTGGCGACAACCCAGACGCCCTCCGTGGCGTGCGCCTTGACGGCTGCGTCATTGACGAGGTCGCCCAGATCAAGCCCGAGGTCTGGAACGACATCCTCCAGCCCGCCCTCTCCGACCGCAAGGGGTGGGCGCTGTTCATCGGCACCCCGAACGGCCTCAACCTGTTCAGCGAGCTGTTCTACCGCGCCTCGAGCCTCCCGGATTGGTGGGCCGCCCGCTACACCGTCCACGACACCGACGCCCTGGACGAGGACGAGGTCGCCCGCCTCCAGCGCGACATGCCCGAACAAGCGTTCGCACGCGAGTACCTCTGCGACTTCGCCGCCGCCGGCGAGGATCAGCTCATCAGCCTCACCGACGCGACCGCAGCGAGCGAGCGCAAGATCGCTGACGGCGACGTCATTGAGTTCCCGCTCGTCATCGGCGTGGACCCGGCCCGGTTCGGGGATGACCGCAGCGTCATCGTCCTGCGCCAGGGACTTCGCATGGAGCCGCCGATGGTGTTCACGGGCATTGACAACATGAGCCTCGCCGCTGCCGTCGCCAACGTCATTGAGGACCGCGACCCGGACGCCGTGTTCATTGACAGCGGCGCGGGCGCCGGCGTCATCGACCGACTGCGGCAGCTCGGGTACGACGTCATCGAGGTGCCGTTCGGCGGCAAGGCGTCGAACCCGAACCTGTTCGTCAACAAGCGCGCCGAAATGTGGTGGGGTGTCAAGGACTGGATCGACATGGGCGGCGTCCTGCCCGAACGCACCGACCTCCTGACCGAACTGTCAACACCGACGTACTGGTACGACGCGGTCGGCAAGCGGTGCCTGGAGTCGAAGGACGAGATCAAGAAGCGCCTGCAAGGCGGCGGCAGCCCGGACATCGCCGACGCGCTGGCGTTGACATTCGCGTACCCGGTGGCGAAGCAGCTGCCACGCGAGGTGCGCGAGCGACTTGACCCGCGACCGAAGGACTACGACCCCTACGAGGACATGTGATGCTCATCCGAGTCGCCACCGCCGATGACCTTGACACGATCCTTGACATGGGCGAACGGTTCATCGCGTTCGGGCCGCACGGGAAGCATGTCAACGCGGACAGGGATCAACTCCGCGCCGGCGTGTCGGCGTTCATGCAGGCCGGGATCTTCTTCCTTGCCGAGTCGAACGGAAAGGTCTGCGGGATGCTCGCGTGTGCGCTGACGCCGATGTGGTTCGCGCCGAACGTGCTGGTCGCCCACGAACTCGCGTGGTGGGTGGACGAGGAGGCACGCGGCTCGAGCGCGGCGATGCGACTCGTCATGGCGTACCAGGCGTGGGCGAGGGAAGTTGGCGCGCACGTCGTGACGATGAGCCAACTCGTCGCGGTCAACGGCGAGCAGGTTGGTAGGATGCTCACGAAACTCGGGTACGAACCGAGCGAGATGACTTACGTCAAGGGAGCGTGACATGCCAATCTTCACCTCAATCGGTGCAGCGATCCTCGGCACTTCATCGGTCATTGCGTCCGGAGGTGCGGCGGGCGCAGCCGCAGCGGCGACCGCGGCCGGCGTTGGCGCGGCGGTGACCGGGGCCGCGGCCGGAATCGGCGCGCTCGGGTACGGCATCGCCGCCGGCGAATCCGCCAAGAAGGCGCAGCAGGAGGCCATGAGCGAGCAGAAGCGCGCACAGGCTGAACAAGCACAGCAAGCCGCCGCACAGCAGGCAAGAAGTGAACGCCGCATGGCCGTGGCCGCACAGCGCGAGCCGAACGTGCAGGGCATCATGGCCGCCGCGCAGCAGACGCAGGGCGGACCGAGCAGCACCATGCTCACCGGGCCGATGGGCGTCAATCCGCAGGATCTCGCGCTCGGACGTTCCACCCTCCTCGGGGGCTGACAATGAGCGAATACACGGGCGACAACCGTTCCTACCCGGACGCTCCCACCAGGGATCGCCTGTTCACGCGCTGGGGCCAGCTCAAGAGCGAGCGCGCATCGTGGATGGCGCACTGGCAGGAGATCACGTCCTACCTCCTGCCGCGCAACGGTCGATACTTCCGCGAGGACCGGAACCGCGGTTACCGCCGCCACAACAACATCTACGACAACACCGGGACGCGGGCGCTCCGCACGCTCGGCGCCGGCATGATGTCGGGCGCGACCTCCCCTGCACGGCAGTGGTTCCGACTCGCCACGCCCGACCCGGAGTTGAACTCCTACCAGCCCGTCAAGCTGTGGCTCGATGACGTCACCAAGCGCATGCAGCGCGTGTTCCAGAAGTCGAACACCTACCGCTCCCTGCACCTGATGTACGAGGAACTCGGCGCGTTCGGCACGGCCTCGAGCATCGTGCTGCCCGACTTCAACCAGGTCATCCACCACTACCCGCTGACCGCCGGCGAGTACTGCATCTCGACCGACGCGCAGGGCCGCGTCTGCACGCTGTACCGCGAGTTCGAGATGACCGTGTCGCAGGTCGTGAAGGAGTTCGGCTACGACAACTGCTCGACCTCCGTGCAGAACATGTACGACACGGGGACGCTCGACCAGTGGGTTCCCGTCGTGCATGCCATCGAGCCGCGCATGGACCGCGACATCAAGAAGCGCGACAGCAAGAACATGCCGTGGGGTTCGTGGTACTTCGAGGTCGGCGGCGAGCAGGACAAGTTCCTGCGCGAGAGCGGATTCAACTACTTCCCCGCGCTCTGCCCGCGCTGGTCCGTGGTCGGCGGCGACATCTACGGCAACAGCCCCGGCATGGAGGCGCTCGGCGACGTCAAGCAGCTCCAGCATGAGCAGCTCCGCAAGGCGCAGGCCATCGACTTCCAGACCAAGCCTCCGCTGCAAGTCCCCGTGTCAATGAAGAACCGGGACGTCGAGATGCTCCCGGGCGGCATCACGTTCGTGGACCCCGCCGGCAACGGCATCCGCACGGCGTTCGACGTGAACCTGAACCTGTCGTACCTCCTCGCCGACATCCAGGACTGCCGTGGCCGCGTCAGCGGCGCGTTCTACGCGGACCTGTTCCTGATGCTGGCGTCGGCCCCGCAGGCGCGCATGACCGCCACGGAAGTCGCCGAGCGCCACGAGGAGAAGCTCCTCATGCTCGGCCCCGTCCTCGAGCGCCTGCACAACGAGCTGCTGAACCCGCTCATTGACATCACCTTCGACCGCATGATCCTCGCCGGCGTCATCCCGCCCGCCCCTGCCGAATTGCAGGGCATGGATCTCAACGTCGAGTTCGTGTCAATGCTGGCGCAGGCGCAGCGCGCCATCGGCACGAACGCCGTTGACAGGTTCGTCGGCAACCTCGGCCAGATCGCGCAGATGAAGCCAGACATCCTTGACAAGTTCGACAGCGACCAGTGGGCGGACGTCTATGCCGACATGCTCGGCGTGGACCCGTCGCTCATCGTGGCCGACAAGGAGGTCGCGATGCTGCGGCAGGCGCGCAACCAGGCGATGGCCGCGAAGGAGCAGGCTGCCGCGATGCAGCAGACCTCGCAGACCGTCAAGAACATGGCGCAGGCGCCGACCGGGCAGCAGAATGCGCTGACCGACGTGATGAACATGTTCAGCGGCTACGGCTCGCCGTCAGCCGTTGAAGTCTGATGTTTCGCAATGGCAACGCCTTCGCATTTGATAGGATTCCCGCGTGAGCAACTATGACCCGCTCGACCTGCGGGGCCAGGAGAAGGCGAAGGCGCAGCGCGACCTCCGCGAACGACTGGACCGCGAGAACGAGGAGGGTGACGTCAAGTGGCTCATGGGCAACAAGCGGGGCCGTCGCGTCGTATGGCGGCTCCTGGACACGGCAGGGATCTTCCGCTCGTCGTTCAACACCAACGCGATGGCAATGGCCTTCGCCGAAGGTAACAGGAACTACGGGCTTCGGCTCCTCTCGCTCGTCCACTCGCAATGCCCCGAGCTGTATCCCGTGATGATGAAGGAGAACACGAATGAACGAACCAACGATGGTGGAAGCAGCGGCAACGACAACTAACG